CGGAGCTCCAAGTTGACAGAAGATGTTGAGTAAATGTCTTTTACTATACTCAATAAATGCTATCAATTTGGAGACATCACAACCAGGAGGATACTTTACAACACATTGGCCACCATACCGGTAGTCAATGCATTGCCAGATCCAGAAAGATGAATCATCATCACCAGTCCGAGTCAGCATTGCACAATATGCTAAATGAATGGCATTATTATACATTTTAATTTGGACACCTTCAACAGAGGCTGAAATGATGAAATTGCCACAAGTGCAGCTTATATGAGCAACATGTTCAAGAATCATATGATTGATCAATTTGAAAAGGCCTTTACGGACATAATGTCTCATTGGTCTTTCAATTCTAATCACATGAAGTAACTTCAACAAAGCTGCCCAAATATTTAGATCATTTTGCGCCAAAATGATTAAATTGGCGGCATTTGTGACATTTACAATAGTTTCAATTGTAACGATATCTGAATCAGTGTTCCCTAAATACCAAATGGGAGCACTCAACACAATTCCTGACTCAATGAGGAAAAACTTGGATACATAGTAATCCAAGAAAACATTCATTGAAATTCTCAAGTCCAACAATAATTTTCCTAAACAATTGGGTAAAATGTCGCTACTTAAGACAGCAAAATTTGATGACAAAATTCCATCAAAATCAAAATCAACAGTTTGCAAATTGTCAAGGATTGGGTTAGACATTCTCAATAGAACCTCACCACGGGCACACGACCCTGAGAAGTGGTTTAGGTAAATTTAGAGAGGAAAATGAAACCAACACAGGAGTGAACAAATCTTGTGGGGCGACCTGCCAGCAGGTTTCGGCCAGCCCTCCTCAGGCCCCAAACTGGCAGTGAAAGAAATTTTTAATTTTATTTTCAACGTCAATTTAAAAGAACGAGAGTCAGTACTCATGGTTGGCGGATTCCCAGTCACACCTTAGGGCCGGTTTAACATCCAGTGGTCTTTTAATACCATTGTAGCGGTTGCCGCCCCTTATCCCGACAGGAAGGACCATTTTCCACTTACCCTCAACACCGAGAAAAGGAAAATGAGCAAAGTATGAAGAAAAGAGGGAGAGAACATCGCTGTCAAACTAAAACCCTGGAACCCGCAAACTTATTCACGGTAAGGACGTAGACCACTGTTAACCCGAAGATATAATAAGTGGCAGGGTTGAAACGTATACTCCTTAAAACAAAATTTGAGGCCAAAAGAGCCTTGGACTCAAATTTGAGTTTCTGACAAAGATGAAAACTTATTAGAGTTCACATTGCTGCCAGAGACTTCTGAAGTTTTCCCAACATCAACCAAAGGCTTCACAGATTCAATCTCCCGTTTTGTTACATCAGGGACATTTAGTGATGGGAACTCTGGTCCCTTGCCTTTTGGTTGAAGTGAGCAAGCACCACACTTCTTACCATTAATAGGCACCCAATTGTGTTCACAAGCACCACCCTTGCATTTCAAGCATGGACGGTCCTTGCTAGCAAACCATCCGTGGGAACATGGCTTTGTGGTGCACATGATACATGGATATCCAGGTCGGATAGCCCTTTTATGTTCACAATAGGGAAAAGCCCTTCGACCATTCTTTGTGTCAAGAATGACAATGGGCACACCTTTAGAGTCAACTGAATAAACAGCTGGCTCTTTAACGGTCTTTTTAATAGTCTGGGATTCCGGCTGAGTTTTCTTTTGAACCAATTTAATAGGCTCATCAGACCAATCAAAAGGAATTGTGGGTTTCCCAAACAATTCAGCCTCAAGAATCTTTGTTCGCTTTTCACGGCGTTCAAGTCTTGCAGCTTTGGCGTTAATGGGTTTCCCCCAGAAAACACGCCAAGATTTTCTGAAGAATGATATCACAGCAATGTAAATTTTGCGGAAAATGCCGAAATCCATTTATAGATTTTATAAATTGAACAGGGCGACAGTGGGACCACTGTTTCGCGCAGCACTCGTCAGGCCCCAAACTGCTTTTAAATTTTAAAATATTAAAATAAATTAGAAAATAAAAGCATGTTCCTACTATTCAGTGGGAACCTCAAACACCACAGCCTCTTCAGGTCGTGGTATAGTGGTGGATCTTCCTGAACCACCATGAGAAATGTTAGCCTTGATATCGGCATACGTAAACTGTATAACCTTATCAGTCTCCATTTCAACAGTTTCTTCAAACCTTTTCTTGCTCCAAAGGGAGAAAGTCAATTTGAAGCTGGTGAGACAGAGAGAGCCAACAATTTTAAACTTACTGATAAAATTTTGCCAACGGTTCTTAGACCGAGAGGCATAAAATTCCTTAAGCTTGAGGCTTTTATACCTCAAAAACGAGAAAAGTTGCCCTACACGAGATGTGGGCAATACCTCTCTTTTAATCCAAGAAAATTTAGGAACCTCGAAAGGTTGAACCATCTTAGCTTTAAGATTCCCAGACCAAACAGGTACTTTTTGTTTAAAAGTGCTTGTTTTGTCTCGAACCTTATCTAAAATTTGTGATAATATATCACGAGCCTTATTTTTAAAAGGCTCTTTAAGGTTGACAACACTCACTACTTTTGAAGCAATGAGTGTAAAAGAGGCCCCAGAAGGATCTATTTCAAAAACAGAGGCCCAAAACAACTGGGCCAAGTCTTCATTTTTATCAAAAATATTCTGGGCAGAAGAAATGAAAGACAATTCGTCAGAGTTGTCTTCATTAAGAGTTCCAGAAAATTCCTTAAAGAACTCTTGAATTTTAATTTGCTCAGGGGAAACTTTTTGTGAAGACAAAAGTTTGTCATATTTAGACTGCCAAGAAGTTGATGTAAGCCGATGCCGTAAGAGATCAGCTTTAAGAGAGACAATTTCGGCAGTCTTATTAATGTCAAACTTATTAACAGGTGTCACAACAAAGGCATCTATTGAAGTGTTTTCATGCACAAACGCAGATGCGGATATACCAAAAACACAATCGACACCATTGAAAGCAAACTCCAAAGAAGAGAGAGCACTTATTACTGTGCCCAAGTCCTCTGAAGATTTAAGTACATTATTCAGTTTTTCAAGTGCTTCTTCATAAGAAAGCTTAGGCATTGGTTCACCAGTAGAATATATATAAAATACACCCACTGGGATACACAAATGACTGTGTTTCGACTAGGCTCATCAGTCCCAGTAGTACCAACCACTTTAATATTATAGAAAGTGTGGCAACCAGAAGCACAGCCTTACTGGAAACTTAAAGAGATGCCACACTTTCTGCAAAGTCCATTTGGTGGCCGACTATGCAACCAAACAAGTGGTAAGGAACTTTTAGACAATAAACTAGTAAAAACTTCAAAAAGATACCCATCATGACCTAAAACACACTCAATCAAATCCCCTTTGTGTTCCAAAGAAACATCCAAAAGGATGTAACTAAAACGCAAAAGAGAAATGTTTGAAAATGTGCCGCATGGATATTTTAAAGTTTTTGCCAAAGCATTAACTTTAGTGTCACCACAATAAGAAAATGGTTTTAACTTTTTAAAGTTCTTATAGCAGTCATAAAAGTGCATAGCTTGCCAGGTAATTTCACTGGCAAGCATTTTATGCATTTCTAGGCACCAATCTGAATCATTTTCAGTAAGCAAAAGCCCTAAGTCAAGTTTCGGGGCAACAACATGGGAGACCTTACAAACCAAGATGAATAGGCCAAAAACCCTCAACGCTAAAGGGTCAACAAAATCATAACAAGATGGAACAACTTGTAATGAACGTTCATAGAGGAAAATATGATTTTGCAGCCCAGAAATATCAGCTTGGTTTACTAGGCCAATATTGGACAATGCAATTTGATCTTGAGGGTCAATTACAGCAAAGAAGTCGAACATTGAATATTTGCTAAAACACTAAGATAGTGCAGACACAAATAAATGTGTTTCGTCCCAAGACTCATCAGTGCAAATTTAATCACTTTATTCAACCCAAAGGTCTTGGTCCTTTAACCAAGGAATGTAATTAGACAAAAGGTCCTTATGGATACGCCTCTTATCTTTAGCATCCCGAGCATACGAGGAAAATAATGGGTCCCTTGCCATAATATCTAGGTAAGAATCCCATTTATCAGTTAAATTTTGCAAAATAAAAGCTTGATCCCAATCAGGGTAAATGAAGGCATCAACTCTATTTTCAATCCTTTCTTCAGCCATGAGATTATTAAACATTTTTTGTTCAATAAGAGCATGGTCATCCTCAGCTGATTTCAAATCAGTTTTCAATTTATCAATTATAAATTGAATCTTTTCTGATTCAGCTTTATCATTTTCTTTCTTAACTAAAAGTTGATTTTTATTCATTTTTAATAAATTAGCTTGAATATCTCTTTTAACTCTATTATCCCAAATCTTTGATGGATTTGGTTTAGCAACATAGGACACATGTGCAACTTCCGTTTTAGCTGATTCCATAGGTCCAAGTTCAATGTTCTTAGGAGTAAATTTCTTAAGATTAAGTAAGAAATCCAAAATTTCTGCACTCACAGACCAACCTCTTTGGGGTCGTACTCCATTTCTAACTGGTTGCAGATTGATAGGGTCAATATAACCAGCAAATTTGGACAATCTACCTTCTAGCTTTAATCTTAAGCTTTCAACAATGGAAGATTCACCCTCTTGCCACCTTAAAGCTGGTGTAATAATCTGCTTTTCCACATTATTAAAAGTATTTCCCAATTTAGATAAATCTGAATTTGGGAAAGCTAGTTGTAACCATTCTGGCGCTATTTTCATAATTAAATCGAAATTGACGCCAGATGAGATTAAATTGAGGATATTTTCAACAGGGTGAAAAGGGTCTTTTTCAGGCAATCCCTTTAGCTCAAAAAGGATAAACCTACCATTATTTGTTCTGCCAGTTCTGCCTTTCCTTTGCTTAAGAAGAGCAGGAGTGGCACCATAAATGACAGGTTTCACCACATCATAACCCCGAACAACAAGTTCAGTGTTTGTAGTGAAAACATGATCAACAGATGGCAAAGTCACACCTATGTCAGAAACAGAAGTTGTGACAATAATACTCCATCTTTCTGGCAAATCAGTATGTCCACTCCAAAATCCCACAATACCACCAGAAGGGCCTTTCAAAGTATCTAAGAAGAGCATAACTTCTTTCTTAGTATTAACAAAGACAAGGCTTTTAGAAAAGGGGTTAGCATTAGACAAATAATGCGAAACAAATTTCCTGTAAATGTCAAAACCAAATTGGTAAGTGGGATGATCAAGATATGACTTATAAGATAATGTCAAAGATTCATATGATGGATCTTTTGTCATCACCACAAGTGCATCAACATGATCAATTGACCATACTTGTGCTCCAGAAATCCTACTAATGGGCAAACCCAAATCCTGCGGAGGTGTGGCTGATGTTAATAGATATTTTAAACCTTTCTTTTTAATTAAAAGAAAAGCAAATTGGTAAATAGTTTCCATGACATGAGCTTCATCAAAAACGAAGAAAGATGAATCATTGATCCATTCCTCATGCAAAATCAATTCCATGGGGGTTGCATAAATGACCTTTGCTTTAGGGTCATAAACAAAGCCCTCAGTTGCACCAGTACAATCCATACCAAATTTGGACTTCATGTAGGGCACAACACCAGAAACAATAGATGATCTAGGTTCAACTACAATCAAGTGCTTTAAAGAAGCCACTTCAGGTAATGATAAAAATGAATTTATCATTGCAGTTGTTTTTCCAGAACCAGTGGCAGCCTCAACAATATATGGTTGTCCAGCCAAAGCTAACTTGCAGGCTTGATTGGATGCCATAAAATTTGCTGGGACACTTGCAAATAAAATATTAGTGATCATACCAAATAAGGTGTCAAAAACCCAGCCAAATGACACATATTGCAATTTTGCCCAGAATGGAACTTTTCTGTAATCTGGTAAGCCACCAATAGTTGGAAGCCAACCAAGCATTGCACACAAAAGTATATTCCAAATTGGAATATCTAAACGGCGCACCTGCAGATCAACATGACCAAATAAAATATATTTAATATCTGCTAACTTTTTATCCATCATTAGAATGTACCTTGAAAAGAAACCTCCTTTTGATTGGCAGAACATCATATAAATCCAATGTTTGATCAAACGTCCAGTTGCATAACTAGAGTCATCTCCTAATGGAATCTCAACTTCATTTGTGATCCAATCATAAGCTGTCTTTTGCACAATTGATGCTAAATGACGGCCAGTGTAAATACCATTAGCTTCCCTAGTGAACAAAAGTGCCCATTCAAGAAATGGTTTTAAAGGCCTCTGTAAGAAAATTGTTAGTCCAGAATTATAAACATCTGGATTAACAAAATCGGCAAAACGAGAGAAGAAATTTGATATAGCATCTACGACAGTAACCTGACCATAGGTGTACATCACATCTTCCTCAGGAATGTCAGATTCCTCCGCAAAACCCTTAATATTCTTTTGGTTATAATACCAATTCCTTAAAACATCCCCATATGTTGGCAAGGAAATCTTAAAGTTCTTATCACGGCCCCTAATCAATTTAACTTTCTTTAAGGCCGCATTTAACAACATTTCATAAACATCTTCATGTCCTGCAGTTAAATCAATAAAACTCTTAATACGAGTCAATTGATCCTTAATGACTATTGCCTTCTTTAAGCCAACATAATCACTTTGAATTTTGCCAATGAGTTTTTGCTTATTATGATAAACAATCCAAGCAGGGGTTGGCAAATCATATTTAGCAAAAGTGTCTCTATCTTGTTGATTTGGTCGACGACCAAATTTTGATAAAAATTCAATTTTCTCCAATGGACCAGCAGCTTCCTCTCTAAGATCAACACCCCACTTCTTAAAAGTGGTTTGAATATTTGGGAAGGTCCAATTAGGGTGCACATCTTTATCCCATGAGATAATATTATCATCCCCATAACAAGATAAGGTGCAAAAGTGTCTAAATTCATGTGCAGTATGCCCGGTCAACTCTTTCCAAGCTCTGAGGTACAATGACACCAAGCCTAAGGAATTGTCCATAGAAGTTGAACTATGGCCAGTACTTAAACCAGTACCTTTCTTATAAGCAGCACCCCTGCTAGTAAGAACAAGAACACCATTTTCAACTTCCCAATAAGCATTATCAATAAGTTCACAAATATTCTTGTAATCTCTATGAAATTCAAAACCCTTCTTACGGACTTTCTTGATAATATCAAGAGTCTTGCCACTCAACGTTGAATCAAAAGCTGAACAATCACCAGCAAAATGGAGGTCCCGACGGGCATGCTCCTGGTAAATTCTAGACATTGACCCACCATTAAGAGGCATTCCAACTTTAATGGGAGTTGTCTCCCACTTGAAATTATGGTTGGGTGCATAGTTCCAAATGGTCGATGAAATATAACTGGTTAAGGGAGCTCCAATGACAGTACGAACTTTGTCATTGGCCCATTTCTTAAATGGTAATGCTTCTCCTTTAATAGAGACAGGATTCAAGGGATCCAAAGTAGGAGCCCATTTAAAAGTTTCTGCCCAAAGCTCCTGAAATTTAGCCAAACCAATATTGTTAATAAACTTGCGTCTACTCAACTTACGTTCAGCATATTTCCCAGGAACTTTTGCAAAAGCACCAAGACCATACTTCTTTTCCCATTTCCTAATAATATAATTAAAAGGGGTGAGCCTAGAATTCTTGAAAATTTCACCAACCAAGACCCACAAATCATCAACAGCCAAGTCTGTGAAACTATAATCACGGAAAAGGAAGTAACGAGAAGTTGCAGTCAATTCATTAGCATAAGAAGCATATGTTTCAGTTCTCTTATATTGATATTGAGAGTCATTTTCAAACATTTGCAAATCTTGGTCAATCATCGTCTGAACATTATGAATGCCTTGATGGAAATCCAATTGAGTCAAAAACCATTCAGGATACTCATAAAACTGAAGATCTTCAGGTTCAGATAAAGTTGAAACATTGACTGGCCAACCCAATTCAGACAACTTGTTCAAAGTGTCCTGGATTGAATCTGGAGTAATTTCCCAATTAGTTCTCCGAATAAATGTAGGCAAAGCCAAATCATCAATCACTCTTTGGGCAGCAACCCAAGACTGATTAAACCTAGCTTGCAATTTGATTTTTGTTTTAAAGGTGTCACCTTTGTCATAATACCTATCAATTAAGTTTGAAATCCGGTAAGGCATTGTGAAAATCCTTAACACAAGGAAAACAATAAAAGTTTTAATAAAATGGTACATCCTATAGTAGAATGATGGTGATAAGAGCTTCATTAAAATAACTATTGGCAAATGCCAGTACATATACCAAAATCCATAAGAATATCTTGTCAGAACATCAATTGGGGCAAAAAGAGCCACCCAGGTGATAATTAAAAATAATTTAAAACCTGCAATGACAACCTCCACACCATATTTCCCAAACTTCACTATAAGGAATAACCAATAACTAGCGAGAGTGAGAAGACTCACCAAACTAATATACAACAAATTCCAAGCAGATAAACGGGCTAAATATGCAAACCTTCCAATTGAAAGAGCCAATCTGATCAATGGTTGGCACAACTTAACAGCTTCAGTGTCCCAAATATTGATCTCAATCTTCCCAATAGCAGTAAAACTAGCTAAGCTAATCAAGTCAATACCAGTTGGGACAGCATCATTAATTAATGCAATTGGGAGTACAAACCTTTCCCTCGGGACATGAATCATCACAGGTTCAAAACCCCGGAACTTAACCAATCTAGATGCATCAACCACCCAAAGCAGGAAGTTTGCTATAATACAAGCAAGAACATCCAGAAAATAATTCCCAGGCTTGGTTCCAACAACCAAACCCAAACCCGGGGCTTCAGAAAAATCATAAAACCATGTAAACCCTAAATGGAAAACACGGAAAACAAGCCTTTCAACAGAAGATGGTCCTATCTGATAAAGAGAGGCTAATATCTTAAGGGAAGTCACAATACAAGTGCTAATACTAGCAAATGTCAGGAAAGACATCCCATAAACGAGGACCAAAGTGGTTAAATAAGTATAAACTGATCCAATAGGGATAAGTGCAAGGAAAGTGGTGAAAACAGCTAAGAAAAGCAAGTAAAACATACCACCACAGAAAAACCCTAGTCTAATAATTAATGATGCTGCTACTTCCGGCAAAACAAATTGCGGTTGCATAGAATCATAATAATCTTCATCTATTGACATACCGGCCCATTTACCAGGCAAAATGTACTTGTCAGAAGCACTAACACCAACCATCACTTTAATTTAGAAGATTGGGAGTAAGACCAGCTTTTCGCACACCTGCTCTTCAGCTCCCTACGGTGTGAACCAGTTAAAGGATCCAGCCATTTAACTGTTAAATAAAGCAGAAGGAAAATGAGAAGAGAAAAGAAGAGAAAAGAAGAAAATTATGAATCCATAGTAAACACCATTTCTACATTCCAAGCACCTTCATTCAATAAAGTACAAATTAAAGACCAATTTGGACATTTATAAACAAAAACAATCTGATACCATAAATTCAGAGTATGAACAGCCAATGCAATGACAGTATTGCAAGGCCATTTGTAAAACAAGAATGTCATTAGAAAAGGCAGCACAAACATGTTCCAAACCAATGGAGCAACAGCAGTGTTAGCCCAACTAAACACATACAAATATACAATGATTCGTCCACACACGGACATGAGAGCACACTATTTTAGT